CAAGCAACACTACCAACAACTTCTCTATTGTTTTTGGGGTTGGGTTGTTGGGGTTGGGTTGGGTTGTTGGGGTTGGGTTGGGTTGTTGGGGTTGGGTTGGGTTGGGTTGGGTTGTTGGGGTTGAAGTATATCTATAGGTCTGTTGAAGTATATCTATAGGTCTGTTGAAGTATATCTATAGGTCTGTTGAAGTATATCTATAGGTCTAAAAAAGTATATCTATAGGTCTACAGAAGTATATCTCTAGGTGGGTTTTTTTGGGTGGGGGGTAGCGGAAAGCCAAAAAAAGTGGTGGAGCCGAAGCCCCACCACTGTCTCTTGTCTAGTCTAACCGATGATGAATCGATCAGTCCATCCGTTGTCCCAAGCTACCTCTTCAACACAAACTGTTGTTCCACGCTTGAGGGCACGTGAGTCCCAGAGTTTGTAATACTGGCTCTCGCTAGTGCGCAGTGTGATTGGGTATGTTTTGTCCGAGGATTTTGGTCCTACAGCGATGATCTCCGCATTAAATGAGCTTACGCTCGGTTGGGTAGAATCTGTCATAATAACCTTTATTTTGTGATTGGGTTGAATGAGCAACATGCTCACCCGATAGAGTAATTCTTAATGGTCGGGGAAAATTTATGCCATCGCCACCGAGCAAACTTGTTTGCCGGGGCGGATGAGCGTGCTTAGGAGGAGTAAAAAGCCTCCCAACGCAGCTTCAAATTATCTAAACGTTGAGAGGCTTTTTACGACCCTAAGCACAAATTTCACAGCAATCCATTGAGAATTACGTGGTGTGCATGTTGCTCATTCAACCCAATCACAAAATATGGATGCAGGTTATTATGACAGATTCTACCCAACCGAGCGTTCGTGCAGCTCATTTCATGCGGCGATCATCGCTGTAGGAACAAAAGACTCGGAAACAAAACATAACCCAATCACACTGCGCACTAGCGAGAGCCTGTTGTATTACATGCTCTGGGACTCACGTGCGCTCAAGCGTGGCAAACAACAGCTTGTGTTGAAGAGGTAGCTTGGGAGAACGGTCTTGGACTGACCGATTCATCATCGGTTAGACTAGACAAGAGAAACAGTGGTGAGGGCTTCGGCTCCACCACTTTTTTTGGCTTGGAGCGGAGTAGGCTAGTTGCTTTAGCTAAACACTTCTGCGCCAAGAAGTTAGGGGACCCCTTTTGAACTTAGGGTGTTCAGTCTGCTGAACACGTAGATCAGCTGATCCTTATGCAAGACAACTCGTTGATGCTCAAACCTTTAGACCAAGGTTTGATTGCAACCGAGATGCTGGATTGTTCGGGGGTGCATAAGGATCAGTGTATGTTTGGTCGAACGGGTGCAAGGTTCAGAAATCCCAGTGACGGGGGGGTCATGGGGGAACTTGGAATCGACAACCATAAGGAGTCCCATCCTAGACATCCAATTTTCAAAATCTGGGTGATATAGTGAACAAATAAGCAGTGGTATAGGTCAAAAAGGCTGTTTTATTCACACTAATCACACTTCCATCACACTTTTTTGTGCAAAGTGTGAATTGTTATCCAGTATCTTTATCAACGACTTACGTATTTCATCACACTTTTCACACTTTTTTAAGGGTATTGCAAAACCAAAACTGCAATCGGTAGAAAAAAGTGTGATTTGTGTGAATGATTCCATAAGTCCTTGATAATTATATAATATAGATAATCACACTACCCCTAAAAAAGTGTGATGGAAGTGTGATAAGTGTGAATTCCTTGACAAGCGACCCCATAACCGTATGACTCGGTAGATGCCAACCAAGAAGGTAGATAAAAGAACCTATGCTGCTGGTAAGCCCAAACAAGTAACCAAGCAGCAGAATGCCAAAAGAACAAGATGCCACCGTAAGCGTATGAAGGCTGAGGAAGATATGAAAAAAGCCCAGAGCCAACTAGCTAAGGTAGAAAAAGACCTATCAATCAAGGAACAGTTCCGTGATATGATGGCAAAAGCCCCTACTCCATCGGAGCAGAGGAAGGCACTTTTGGCTATGTTCGCAGAACGAGGTATCAACCCTATTGAAGAGCTTATGGGATTTACTCAGGACCCAGAGGTTCAGAAGAGGGATAAGATTGCTATCTGGAAGGAACTCGCAAGCTACACCCAACCGAAGTTGAAGAGTGTAGATGTCCAGCAGAATATTACAGGTGAGATGAAGATTATGACAGTGGACTATAGTAAGGTAAGTAAGTCCGAACTAGCTAGAGAAGTAGACGCTGAAATTGTTGACACAGACGACGAATACGAGGAGTTTTTGAGTGAAGAAGAAAAAAATGAATATTGATGACGTTCGGGGTATTTTGTCAGAACACTACACAAGCTACCTTGTAGTTGTTATAAATGAGGACACAAAGGAGCTTGAATTTAGGTATCCCAACTTAATCATAGGCAAAGCACTTTGCGCAGAAGCAACATCATCCATCAAGAAGACAGAGGTTGATATTGAGTGGGATGAATACGAATACCTAGAAGACGACGACGATGAGTAACATACAAGTCCCAGCGCAAGGCTGGGAACCAAGAAATTATCAGCTGCCCCTGCTAAAATACATGGAGCAGAAGAAAAGATCCCTGCGAGCAGTGGTCGCATGGCATCGTCGTGCAGGTAAGGATCTGACCTGTGTAAACGTCATGGCGATCAAGGCACTTCAGCGTGTCGGCACTTACTGGTATGTTTTACCTTATGGTAATCAGGCACGACGCATTGTTTGGAATGGGATGACTGGTGAAGGTAAAAAATTCATTGATTATTTTCCGAAAGAGCTAATCGAAAAAAAATCAGAGCAAGAAATGAGACTGCACCTAAAGAATGGCAGCGTCATTCAGCTTATGGGTTCGGACGACCCTGATAAGATGGTCGGTGCAAACCCTGTGGGAGTAGTCTTTTCGGAGTATAGTATTTCTGACCCATCCGCTTGGCAGCTTATCAACCCCATTCTTGCAGAGAACGGGGGGTGGGCATTGTTCAACGGAACGCCCAGAGGCGAAAACCACTTCTACAAATTACTTTTGAAAGCGCAGAGTGATTCTTCTTGGTATAGCAGCCACCTTTCTGTGAAGCAGACAAAGGTGATTCCAGCAGAAGAACTACGCAAAGCTAGAAGTGAGTTGAACAACGAGGCACGATTCCAGTCGGAATACATGTGCTCGTTCAAGACTCCTGTTGAAGGGGCTTACTACGGTTCGCAGATCAACAAAGCCTACAAGGAAAAACGCATCGTTGACACAATCGCAGTAGATCCGCTATTGCCAGTCCACACCGCATGGGATTTGGGTATGGATGATGCAACGACAATATGGTTTGTCCAGATGTTTAAGAATGAGATTCGCGTAGTTAACTACTACGAGAATTCTGGAGAAGGTCTGCCCCACTATGCAAGAGAGTTGCACAGGTGGTCAGCCCTTAAGGATGTTACCTACGGCAAACATTACGCTCCGCACGATATTAAGGTGCGAGAGCTTGGATCTGGTAAGTCTCGATTAGAGACAGCCAGAGGTTTAGGGTTGAAGTTTACGCCAGTTCGGAAGCTTGCCGTTATAGACGGCATCGAAGCTGTGCGTAATCTCCTACCCAAATGTTGGTTTTCAAAAAACGACTGCTACGCAGGGTTGGAAGCCCTGAAGGGTTACCACAAAGAGTTTGATACAAGTCGAGGAGTGTTCAGGAAATCACCAGTCCACGACTCAAACTCTCACGGAGCTGATGGATTCAGGACACTGGCGGTTGGTTTAAAGCAGCCTTCATTGAATACTAAGAAAGATAAAAACAAATATGAATACAAAACGACAGGAATTAGCTGGTGACATCACCCTGATGGATCATGCTGTTGTTCACTACCACGCACTAGGTTGGGATTTCATAGATCTACTCGACGCTTTTATAAACCCACCACTTGGATCTAAGAGGTATGTTTTCTCAGGACCGAGGTATCTGATTTTGGCTGAGGAGCTAGACCACGAAGAGCCGTATGATCCAGAATCAGGTAAGGTAGACCCGTATTGGCACATAGCCTACCAGAACTGTTTGGATGGTTTTGCAGAGACATTATTTAAAGTAGCCCCATATAAGCTTGACAAAGTTTGTTTTATGAGGAATAAGATTGGACACGTAACAGG